CGTTTTGGCGGTGAGAACATGCCTGTTCCAGTTCAGTATGGTATCGCAAACCGACGCTCTGCTGACTTCTCAACCGGTCAAGGCCTGAACACTGCAACTGAGCTTGCACGATTCGTCCTTACCCGTGTTCGGGACTATTCTTTTGCCAGCATCACCGGCGAGACCATTAAGGCTACTGAAGGCGCAGCGGATGCGTTCCTTAAGTATGCAACCATGGAAATCGACGGTGCTCTTCAGTCGCTTACTCGATCTCTCGCAGTAGGTATGTATGCTGACGGTACCGGTAACATCGGCAAGGGAACTTACACCCTTGCGACCAAGACCTTTGAGCTAGAGAAGAAGGACCAAATCACCAACTTTGAAGTGGGCATGTCCCTTAACTTCTCTCTTGGTTCGGGCAGTGCTGGTGACGCGATTATCGCAAACACCAACCTTACCATCCTCACGGTTGACCGTGACAATGGCAAGTTTACTGTCGACGCATCAGGCTCGCTGAGCAATGCGACAGCTTACTTCATCTATCAGCGTGGCGATGCGAAGAACGCAGGAACCAACAAGAAGATCTCTGGTCTTGAAAGCTGGCTTCCCGAAACCGTTTCGGCAGATGCTTTCTTCGGTCAAGACCGAAGCAAGGATTCAACCCGTCTCGGCGGTATCGCGTTTGATGGTTCTTCTCAGCCAATTGAAGAAGCACTTATCGGCGCGGCAAGTCGTCTCGCTCGTGAGGGTGGATCACCAGGTCACTGTTTTATGAACTTCCAGAACTTTGCAAACCTCGAAAAGGCGCTTGGTTCTAAGGTTGTTTACGACAAAGTAAGCAGCGACGACGCTGACATTGGCTTCCAGTCTTTGACCATCATCGGACCAAAGGGACCAATTCAAATCATCGCTGACCAGAACTGTACCCCTGACGTTGCTTACATGCTTCAGATGGACACCTGGACACTTAACAGCCTTGGCGCTGCTCCACACATTCTTGACCTTGATGGCAACCGTATGCTTCGCGAAGCATCT